GCGCCGGCATCATGCGCGACGCTCGTCAGCAGCTGACGCACATGTCGAGCACGTTCATCGGCGGGAACTGGGCACCTGGGCAAACCGCTACCTTCGAGTACCCCACGATGCAGCTGCGATCGGTCACCGCGACGGACCTCAAGATCTGGATGATGCAAGAGGCCACCGTCGAGGCGGGCGCGTTCAGTGACCGCGAGGACGGCCAGCAGTGGTTCCTCAACATCGACATCTCGATCAACGGCGCCGCGTACGTCTTCCTGCACTCGAAGCTGATGGGCGGCCCGTCCCATCGCTCCGGTACCCGGCCGGTCGAGAGCGACCCGGCCACGATCTACGTCAAGGACGTCCCCGCCGGGGCCACGATCAAGGTCCGCAGCCGCGTGTTCATCGGCGGCGCCGTGCCGACGGTGAACCTGCGGGGGCAGTGGCTCACCGTTGACGAGTGCGTCGTGACGACCTACTAGGAGAACCGTGTACACCTTGCTCAACAGCGCCGACATGCTGAGTTTGCGGCATGACCGACTGCTCGAACTGGAGCGCAGCCACTTCAAGACGTCGCTCCGGCTCGCCGAGATGGACGCCCTCGACGTACCGGATGATGCGCCCGGGCGGCAGCAACTCGCACACGACCTGAACACCATCGAGCTCACGCTTCGCTGGCACCGCGAGGGCCTCGGATTCGAACCCGAGTCCGCCCCGCGTGTCGAGCCAGGGCCCGGCAGTTCGACCGGCGACGATGAGCCGACAGAACCCCGACCCGTGGGAGAAGAGGCATCGAAGTGACGCAACCAGAGGACCCCGGCCACGACGCGCAGCACGTCGCGTTCGCCGAGGCCGGCGAATCAGACTGGGCTGCCGCCGCGCAGCTCATGGAGGACGCGGTGGTGCACGAGCCCGGCGCTCCGGACGCACCGCCGATCCGGACGCCGGAAGAGTGGGATGACGACGAGTGGGACAGCGAACGGCAGCCGCCGAAGTCGCTGCGCGAAGCCACCGGCGCGCTCGCGCAGCGTGTCGCCACGCCCGAAGCGCCCGACGTGATGGGCGTCGACTACGAATTCGTCGAGCTCACTCCCGAGCAACGAGGTGACGCATGACGATCTTCGTACCGTGGCTGGCCGACGCCGCGCGCTCGACCGGTTATCGCGTCGTCGAGATCAGCGGGTGGCGTACCCGTGGACACGGCGGGATGCGGCTCATCGAGGGTGTGACGCCCCACCACACCGGAACGCCGGACAGCGCCACCGGCGACTACCCCTCGTTGAATATCGTCACGAACGGCCGGTCCGACCTCGCCGGCCCGCTGGCCAACTTCGGGATCGGCCGCGACGGCACGATCTACGTCATCGCAGCCGGCTGCGCCTGGCATGCCGGGGCGTCCGCATGGGCGGGGTTCGTCGACGTCAACGACGAGTTCCTGGGCATCGAGGCGGAATCGGCCGGTGCCGGCAAGTGGTCAGCGGCGCAGCTGGACGTCTACCCGAAGCTCGTCGGCGCGGTGCTGAAGTACATGAGTCGAGGCACGGATCGCTGCGCCGGCCACAAGGACGTGTGCGTGCCCCACGGGCGCAAGACCGACCCGATCGGGATCGACACCGCGTGGCTGCGCGAGCAGGCCAGCAAGTTCATGACCGGTGGTGGCGGTGGGGGCACCGCGGCCGCCGGAGGAAAGTTCACCCCGGACGGAGACGAAGCGATCATGATCAAGACTTTCCCCAACGGCACCAAGGAAATCGTCGGCTACCGCACAGTCATGGACGCCGACGGGACGCCGGAGCGCAACGAGAAGGACGAGCTCACCGGCCGCACGGAAGCGATCTGGGAGACCAAGCTGAAGGTCTTCACGTTCGTCCTGCCGGTCGGCGTGACGAGCGCAGTCGTCTCCGACTCGTGGCTCTCGGTCAAGGGTGCGGGCGGTGGCCAGATCGAGTACGTCCGCCTGATGTCGATCCGCAACCAGGCGCAGTACGGGATGCCCGGCGGCGGCTACCCGCAGGACGTCACGTTCGAAGGCGCCAACGCCGTCGACTCCGACAAGGAACGCGTATCGATCAAGGCGTCCGACGGTCAGGACTCCTACACCGTCATGATCAAGTCGGCCATCCCGTTCTCGATCTGCATCGAGAACAAGATGCGCGCGGTGGCCTGACGTGCTGAAGGCGCGCGCGGTCACGCCGATCACGGTCCGCAGGGGAACCACTCAGCAATTCGGGTGGCCCATCCTGCGGGCCGGCCAACGCGTGTCGTTGGACGGCTGGACCGTGCGCGCCCAGGTCCGGGCCAAAGTGGACGCCACCGCCGTGCTGCACGAGTTCAGCAGCACGACAGGGAACGCCCGGACCGAAAACGGCTACGTCATCATTGAGTCCGGAGTGGACTCCGCTGACTGGGCGTGGGACGAAGGCGTCTACGACGTGCAGGCCACCGACCCCGAGGGGAACGTGCTCGCCGTCGCCGAGGGCGCGATCCGCGTGCGGAAGTCGGTGACCCGGTGAGCCTCGAAGATCTCGAAGTCGGGCCGCCCGTCGAGCTGACGTTCCTCACCGTGGGCGAAGCGATCGAACTCGGACCCGGACTTCCCGGCCCCCAGGGCCCCGCAGGACCACCAGGGCCGACCGGCGGCGCCGTTATCCACGATCAGGTCGCGCCGGCGGCCACGTGGACGGTGCCGCACAGCTTGAACCGCTACCCCCTGGTGCAGCTCGTCGTCGATGGGCAAGTCGTGCTGACCGACCTCGACGTGACCACAACTCAGGTCGTGGCCACGTGGCCGCAGCCGACTACCGGTTCAATGATCTTGGCCTGAAAGGGAACGTCCGATGCCTCTCAAGATCCTTAATGGTGCAGACCTCAACGGCCAGCGCGCGCAGAACGCGGGGGATCCGAGCAGCGCGCAGGACCTGGCGACCAAGAACTACGTCGACAACGTCGCCCGCGGCCTGGACTGGAAGCAGTCCGTCCGCGCAGCCAGCACCGGCAACGTCAACGCCGCCTCCGCCCCCAGCTCGATCGACGGCGTCACCCTGGCGGCCAACGACCGCGTTCTGCTCAAGGACCAGACCACTGGTTCGCAGAACGGTATTTACACTTTCGCCGCGGCCGCCTCCGCGCTGACTCGGGCCGTCGACGCGGACAGTTCCGCCGAAGTCACTTCCGGCATGGCCACCACCGTCACCGAGGGCACGGCCAACGGCAACACGGTGTGGGTGCTCACCACCGACGATCCGATCACTCTCGCCACCACCGCGCTGGTCTTCGCTCAGGTCGGCGGCGGCGGCAGCTCCTACGTCGGCGGCAACGGCCTCACGCTCACCGGCGTCACGTTCGACGTGGGCGCCGGAACTGGCATCACCGTCGGTGCCGACACCGTCTCGATCGACACCGCCGTGGTCGCGCGGAAGTTCGCGGCCAACGTCGGCGACGGCAGCTCGACCACGATCAGCGTGGCGCACAACCTCGGCACCTACGATGTCGAGGTTCAGGTCTTCCTCAACTCGGGCACCCGCGAGAACGTCCTGGTCGACGTGCAGCGGGGCGTCGACGTCAACCATGTGGAGCTCGTCTTCGCAACCGCTCCGGCTTCCGGCGCCTACCGCGTGGTCGTTCTCGGCTGATGGCCACAAAGGACCTGTCCCCGGCGGGAATCGTCACGCTCACTGACGGTGCGACGGTCAACACCGACGCGGCTGCGGGCCGGATTTTCCGCCTCGCGGCCGCCGGCGACCGCACGCTGGCCGCGCCGACGAATCCGGCCGACGCGATGACGCGGCAGTGGGAGATCACCGCGTCCGCCGCGCAGCGCACCATCACGCTGGCCACCGGGTCGACGGGCGCGTTCGTGCTGACCGCGGGCACCTCGGCGAGCTACACGATCGCCTCCGGCAAGATCCTTTACCTGATCGCCCGCTACGACTCCACGCAGTCGCGGTGGGTGGTCCTCGGCCAGCGGGTGCTCGCATGATCGATGACGCCCTCGCGGCCTGGAACGCGAACGAGGCCCTGAGCGACGCCGTCGTGGTCGACCGGACCGGACACGGCTGGGACATCACCCTCACCGGGACCAACGCCGTGCGCAACGCCGGCGGCCGGACCGGCATGGCGCTGACCAAGAACGGCGCGACGATGATGGCGTTGCCGTCCGGCCTGCTCGCGCCGTCGCAGACCACCGCCCGCACGATGATGTGCTGGGTCAAGGGCACCGGCACCACCTGGATCCTGCGCCACCAGGTGAACGCGATCAACTCCGGATCGTGGGGGCTGCTGCACGTCTCCGGCAACGCCAGCGTGCAGGCCCGCACCACGGCCTCGGGTGCCATCCGGGCCGGCGGCACGATGCCCGCCGACGGCCTGTGGCATCACTACTGCGCCACCTACGACAACGTCAACCTGCGGTTCTACCTCGACGGGGTGCTGAAGCAGACGACCGCGCTGGCCGGCCCGCTGCGCACCGACGCCGACCAGTTCGACGCGATGGAGTGGACGACCAGCACCACCCTGATCGGTGACCCGCGGCTCTACGTCCGGGACCTCTCGCTCGCCGAGGTCAACGAGGCGATGAACGAGGCGGTGCAGAATCCGGGCGGGTTCTTCGCTGCCGCTGCGTGACGCTAGCCGACATGTCGACATACGCGGCGTGGCGCGCTGCTGTCGCGCCGAGCGGCCCGGATGATGTGCGGAGATCACTATCCGCTCACGGAAGGGCCGGACATGTTCGACACCGCACAGCTGGTCGCGATGGCGCTCGGCGTCCTGATTCCCCTGCTCAACGGGTTCATCACCAGGTACGCCGCCGTCGGCGCCCGGGTGTTCCTCCAGATCTTCATGTCCGCGGTGGCGGGCTTCCTCACCGAGTGGTTCGGCGCGCTGAACGCGCACCTGCCGTTCAACACCACGCAGGCGCTGGCCGGCTGGATCTCCACGCTCGTGGTCGCCCTCGCGGTCGAGGCGAAGGTGTGGGCGCCGCTCGGGGTGTCGGACACGCTCAAGCGCATTGGTGTCGGCTCCTCGACCGCTCCGCCGGCCGAACTGCGTCGGGCTGCATGACGAGTGCAGCCCATTGCGCACAAGCATTGGCGGGCCCTGAGTGAGGGGCTGACCGCGCTACATGTGGTGGTCGCCGTCGTGCATGTGTTCCCCCGTTTGGTCTACGGGAGCAAACCCACCACCGGGACCGTCGTTGTGTACGTGAGCACCCTCGGCCCGGTGTGGGTGGTCCTCTTCGGCGTGACCGCGCTCGCCCTGGCGGTGACCTTGCAACGGCGACGCGGCAGACACTGGGCTCACCTGGCGGCGGCCGCCTTGTGGGTCCTCTACACCTCGGCGCTCGGGATCGGAGCGGCCGCCACCGGCGGCCCCATCCTCTTCCCGATCGTGGCGGCCTCGGTCGTGTACGTGCACACCAAGCTCGCGGCGGGCTACGAGTACGAAGCGAGCAAGGAGGCACGGAGGTGAACGTCCAATCGGTCGGCACCATCATCTCGTCCCTGATCGCGCTGCTGTTCTTTTTGATCACGCTGGCCGGTTGGCGTTCGCGCCGGGCCGGCCGCGAGGCGAAGGAGCTCCGGCAGGTCAAGGAGATCAACATCGCGGTGATGGACTGGTCCTACCAGGTCCGGACGCTGGCCGCGGCGCAAGGGTGGAAACTCCCCGCCATCCCCAAGGAAATGACGCTCGAATACATCCAAGGCAAGGCGGAGGGGGAGGATAATGCCGAGCTGATCCAGATGCTCGAAGTCCTCAAGAGCATGGCTGCTAAGGGTGACAAATGACGACCAATACGCACGGAGCGCAACCAGAGACGGCGGCAGACACCACGCCGCGGCCGCGCAGTCGCGTCGGTCGGTTCTTCCGGAGCATCCCGCCCACGATCTATTTCGGCGCCAGTGGGGTGATCCTGCTCGCCCTGATCCCGCTGTCCATCTGGTTCACCGGGCACGCTGTGCAGGCGAACACGCGGGCCGACACCGCCGACAAGAAGTCGGCCGCCGTCGCCTCGGCCGCGGCCCCGGTGGTGAACACCGTCGAGGAGCTGTGCCGGCGGAACTCGACCGAGGCCGAACGGGCGCTGGCCGCCGACCTGGCCGCGCGCGGCCAGTGTGAGAAGGCGGCCAAAGCCAAGCAGGTGATCACCGAGACGCCCGATCCGGCCACGCCGCCCGTCGGCCTGACGACCGGGCAGGTGCAGCAGATGATCAGCGATCGCCTCGCGGACCTGCCCAAGCCGCTCACGGTCGACCAGGTAGCCGCCACGGCCGCCGACATCTACGCGAAGAACAAGCCGGCTGACGGCAAGAACGCCACGCCCGAGATGGTGGCGGCGGTGGTGTCGTCCTTCTGTGCAAATGACGCGTGCGTCGGCCCAAAAGGCGCGGACGCTCCCCCGGTCACCGACGCGCAGATCCTCAAGCAGGTGGCCGCGATGTGCGAGTCCCGCGAGGACAAGTGCCGCGGGCCGAAGGGCGACCAGGGCGCGCAGGGCATCAGCTTCCAGCGGCAGTACTTCGCCCGGGACAGCTCCGGCGTGTGCTTCTCGTTCGTCGAGAGCTACGACCCGGCCACCAGCGGCACCACCACCGCGTCGAGCCGCGCCGGTGACGCCGCGTGCGCTGAGCCTCCGTCACCGGCCGCCACGCCGACGGCGACCGCCACGCCCGGCGGCTGACCTCGTGGGATGCTGACGGCCATGAGCGACGAGAAGCCCGAGGGCATGGAAACCAAGGACGTCCACACCGCATCGGGTGGCGTCTTCCAGGGAACCGAGGTCGGCA